AATGTATTATTGAATAGTTTAGCATAGAAATACTCTACTAAACTACTATTAGTTAGACTTGCACCATTGAAGTATTTTCCTTTCAATTGTATATCTGTTAGTGCTTTAACTAAGTCTTTTGCATCTACTGTAAATTTCATTCTTCTTCACCTTCCCAATCTTCTTCATCGGGATTTAGTATTTCAATGTCATAAACATCATACCCAATGGCCGTAGTATCATCAAAATCCCATGCTTTTTGTTCTGCTTCTTCTTCCGAATTTGCGACAACAATGAATGTAAATTCAACGGTTTTCTTTATCTCATATTCTTTCAAATTAATCCCTCTCTCAATTCTTTAATTCCATTCCATGTAATATTAGGTGGCGTTCCTTGTCTTACTGTCCACTTAGAACCAACGAGTTTACCGTTTGTTCTACTACCCATAAGTTCAGCAAAGAAATGGGTTTCGCCCTTTACTTTCTTTTTTGAACAATAGATTTCTTGTTCAAGTTTACCGCCCCATTCTTTCCACATAGGAATCATACCAACGGCTACATTGTCCAAATATCTTTCAGTTTCGTGGGTAATAAAAATACAATCGCAATTTAGATTGTAAATTGTTTCTAATAAATAATAGAACAATTTATTTCTATTACCATATTGAAACGGCATAATTTTTGTCACGACTCTAGGATTAGGATTGACTTTTAGCATACAAGCGTCTAGCCAAGTATCTACTCCATCAATAACAAATATTGGGTTTTCACCGTTCTCAATTGCTTTCTTAGCGTGGTCTACAAACTGTAGTGAATTATCTTCACTTTGGTTAATATCAATAATATTATCTTTATTCATAACAATAGGACAGAATACTTCTATTCTTTCCGTTGCGTCATGGTGTTGATACCAAGTAGATTCAACTCCTCTATCCCAATCTAAAACAAATATCTTCCTATCGGGGAAGTCTAACGCTAAACCAGTTTTACCTGTTTTTGGTTCACCCCAAATACCTAATACCATTCTTGATTTCTTGCTCTCTCTCTTTTGCTTTAGTAATTCACTAAAGTTTATTTTTTCTTTTCTAAAACTCATAATTTTCACCTATCTCATTTTTTTCTAATAATAATTCTGTTTCTTTCAATAATCCCCATGTGTTCAATATATGACACAACTCATCTTTGCCTTCACAAATATATCTTGTTTCTTTAGTTCCCACATGAAGTTTAATCCAATAACTATCTTTTTTGTTTTCATTTTCCTTCCAAGTAATGAAGTCTACTTTTTCTAAATCAATAATATAACTTTCATTCTTAAGAAGGAATCTCTCTTCTATAATTCCTTTTCTATACATTTTTATTCCTCTAAAAAATAGGCTTCGCACCTATCCGAGCGTCAATTTCTTCCTCAAGTTCACACTTACACTTGGACATGCTTAGGGGAAACAACAAACCCCTTTGGAATCTAATCAAAACCAAATATCTTCATCTTCAAAGACTGCATCGGTTTCTTCTGCTATTGGATTACCAAAGGCTTCTTGAACTAACAAACCACTAGTGTTAATAGTGATTGGTTCAGCCTCTCCATCAATAATTCTTTGAGAAGTTCTACCGACCACAATGACGGTTGAACCGATACCAAAGTTGATATTAATGTGTTCGGGAATCCAACATGTAGTCGCTAGATTATCTTCATCGGATTCTGTCAATTCCATATCGCTCGCTTTATCAGTAATAGATAAGATTCTATTACCATTAGCAGTCGGTGTCATTCTTTGATTAACAACTGTTCCTTCAACAATAGCGAACCTGTCTTTGGTTGCTTCCATCTGTAAGTTAGTATGTAGTCTATCTAAATCTACCAATGGTGTTCCATTCTTAGGATAGTTTTCAAACAAACAAGATGCAAAGTCAAAAGAACTCATATCCCTATAGTCGCTATTATCGGGGTTTACATCTTCATTTCTAATCAAACTATCTTTAGTAGCCATAGTCATGCCATACAGGTTTGTTCCATCATCACTAGGAATAGCCTTGAAATGAACCCAATCAAAAGTATCGGGTGCAAAATCAATTCCTCCTTGATTTTTATAAGAGAAGTAGTAAGACTTCATTTCTCCACCATCAATGCTTCCAAAGAAAATTCCATTTCTTCTAAACTCATTTTTAGGTAAAGGCTTACCGTATCTTTTATTTTCAGTCCCACTTGCATAATTGGGCATGTTATCCAACGGGATAATTATTGTCCCATCTTCAAGTTCTTCTGCTCCATCAACAAGAGTCTTAGCAACTTTTTCTTGATAGTCGCCTTTGTAGTATCTAGCAATTGTATATGTGTCGTCGTCGTTTTCAGTAGCAGTTGCTACTATTCCTTCTTCCAAAGCCTTATCGTTATCTCGCAAGAACTCCTCTTTAGCCTTGTTTCTGCTCCAACTCATCATATCTCTTGGTGCTTCTAAACCTACAAAGAAACCAAATGCGCTCTTAACTAAACTGTTAGAACCGCTATTGTTACTTGTTGTCTTTGCTCTCATGTTGCCACGCACATAGTTTCTAAGAAGTGATACCGCTATATCGCTATCAACTTCTACTCCGTTCTCTTCGCAAAAAGAACGGTATATTACTACCATTTCTTCGGTAGTAATATTTAGGTGCTTTGCTCCAATCTCTATTTCTTTCATTATTTTTTCTGGTATATCTTTCATATTTTTTTTCCTCCTTAGATTAATTGTCCTACCATCCATGATATTATTATTTTAGGGGTCATGGTAGTAGAACGATATTCTCCTTCCCCTATTACCCTAAGAAGTGAAAACTTCTTAGTGGAATCTAAACCATCAGCAGTTAAAACTGAATTATGAAGTCCTAAACAAATTTCTTTCACGCTTCTTCCTCCATACAAAATGTCATGTAATTTATCCAATGTCTCATTTGGTTTTTTATCAATTATTAATTTTAATATTTCATCGAACTCTTTTAATGAATCCTGCATCTGTTTTTTCAGCGTAAAGTTTGAGGCTTTTGCCGCTTGAATTTCGGTAATCGCCCTGCGTAAATCACCATCTAATTGATATATAAAGCGAGCCAAGTCTTCATCAGCGAACCCTTCGACCCCTTCTTTCTCAAGAATATCCTTAATAACTTCAAGAACAACTTCATTCTTTAGTGGATTAAACCTATAATTAGCACATCTACTTTGAAGCGGAAATATAATCTTAGACTTATCATTACAAGTAATAATGAATCTAATATTACTAGCATATCTTTCCATAATTCTTTTCATGGCGTTTTGTGCATCATTAGTCATTCCATCTAACTCATCTAATAGCATGATTCTAAATGGCGCATCACCAATAGTTCCGCTTTGTGCTACTTGCTTGATTGTAGTTCTTACAGTTTCTAATCTTCTATCATCACTGGCATTTACTTCAAAAAAGTTATCTTTGAATAAATCTCCTAACATAGACTTAGCAAGTGCAATAGCCGCACCTGTCTTACCTGTTCCTTGCATTCCATAAGCAAGAACATTAGGCATATTTCTTTCTAACACCCATTGTTCTGCATCTAATACAAAATGCTCCTGTCCTGCAATATCACTTAATTTACTTGGTCTGTATTTTTCTGTCCATAACATTATACTCTCTCCGCATCATATTTATATTTATCAAGAATTTCTTTATCATAAAGTCCTTCTACTTCACTTCTTCTAAAGAAGAAGCCTCGTTCTAACATGGCTAGTATTTCATAATCCAAATAGTTCGTAGTATCATTTATAATATCTAAAAGTTCTAATTTTCTCTTAATTATTTCTAATTCATTCATCTCTTTACTTTTCATTTTTATTCCTCTTTTTATTTTCACGATACCTTTTGTATCGTTCTCTTTCTGCTTGTGGGTTCTTCCAATAGCGTTCCCTTCTTTTTCTGCTATTACTTTCCCTGTGCAAATCTTCATTCATAACAATAGCCAAATTCACAAATTGTTCAAATGATTCGTTATTAGCAACCCCATCTGCATGAAGGATATTATATAGTGCATCAAACTGTTGTTCTGTTAAAACTCCCCATAAATTCATGTTCATAAAATTGTGGGGAACAACTTTTCTATTTCTTTTAAATCCTCTAGCAATTTGAGAAGGAACACCAAAAACGACTACTAGCATTTCTTGATACATTCTAAGGTCGTAATTAGCCATCACAAAGCCTCCAACTTAGATTCTATTTCTTCTATCTTATTTGTAACATCAAAGACTGCTTGAGACAATTCCATATCTATATGATGAGGTTTGTAAATATCAACCCAATCTAAGTTATCGTAAATCATTTCTATATCTTCTAGTGCCTCTAGTAATTCTTTGTAGTCTCTTAATTTGTATTCTATTTCTTTTATCTTTTCCGATGCTTTCATTATTTTCTCCCCCATATAGTCTGCTTGGTTTGATTACAGAAACCAACTTTATTACAAGTATATCTCAATACCATTTGTAATTCATTTCTAGTCAATACATCTTTCTTTACTTTTCTACCTTCTTTTTTGGTAGTTGCGTTATGTATTGCTTCGTATATTTCACCAGTAGTCATATTTCTATTTTCTACCATCTTGTTTATTCTCATTTTTACTCTCTTTCTTTTTCTCATTGTTTTCACCTTGTTTTTTATGATGATTACAATAACCATCTACTACTATTGCCCTACATCTTTTACCTGTGTTCTTAGCAATACCTTTACAAAAGACCCATTCGGGTAAATTATCTCTATCACTTGAACAAGATAAACAGATTTTAACTTTAGACTTAGACCTACAACCTAAGCCTTTTCCACATATTACACAACTATGGGCGTGTATTGTGTGCTTCATAGAAAGTCCTCCAAAGATGAACCTTTCTTTTTTACAATTGGTTTCTTCTTACGAACTTTCTTTTCACCTAAACCTAAATCTCTACATTGTGTATTGTTCAGTTTAGTTTTTGCATACTTAACAAAATCTTCATCATTTGTTAATTGCTTGAATACTCTCTTGCTACCATTCTTTATTCCTAACTTCTTAATTAAATATGAAGTCTTAGTGTATGGTCTATACTTAGGAAGATTGAATCTCCCATAGTGTTTACCATTATGAACATAGGCTAACATTTCATAGAAGTAATTTTGACTCCATTTTCTTTTTACTATAGCATCAATAAACAATAACTTGTTTGGGTGTAAGTTTTCACCCAACACATTCATTATTTGATAATCTTTTGGTTTGTTTACCTTTAGAAGTTTAGCCATCATATCTCTATCACTTTCTCTTAGGTAGTTATTAGCCAAAGTAAAGGTGTCCATGTGCATAGAATATGGTTCTTCACTTCTAGGAGCAAGTTCTTTTATTGAATCAAAAAGATGTTTGACTGTTCCTGCTCTTTTCATTTTACAAAGAGCCTTCACTTCCTTTGGAATATCCTTTTCGTTTATTGATGTGAAAATCAAACTACCTCTATATCTTCTAATTACACGCAATAAAGATTCTTTTTGTGTATTATAATGTATATCTTCAATAATAAGTCCATTTTCAACATTAACAGAACTTGCGTCTATTTCTAATTCATCGCCATATAGAACCAAAGCATCTGGAAGCATGCCTCTAGCCATTGTCGTTTTTCCTGTTCCTGTTTTTCCTGTTATTATTATTGGTCTATTTCTATTCATATTTGTTAATCCCATTACATAACCCCTTTTAATTTAAATAATTCTTCTAAGCCTTCTAATTGAAGGTGTCTCGCTTCGGCAACTATTCTAACTGCCTTTTTAAAATCAGCGAAGTTATTATTAGCATCGGGCAATTTCACTAAGAAGTTATGAACCACTAGTGCAATATTTTTAATTCCTGTAATTATCAATATTGGTGTTGGCCGACTTTTGTTTTGTTGTGCTTTGTATTTTGATTCTATTCCATACTGAATTAAACTTCTTTGTATGGCATGTAAGAAATCAGCACTACCTCTAATGTT